CGTGATCGAGATAGCCCCCGAAAGTAATCCAGCAAAGAATTTTCCCAGAAACAATAATACATTCAAAAATATACCAACAGCTCCGCAAAGAACACCATATTTCTCCCTCACCTTGCTATCCTTATAATTATCTGATCTGATCCACAGCTTCGACAATAATGTCACCATATCTTTTGTTCCTCCTAATCTGAACGTCAAAAGTTCTGAAAAAAAGAACCCACAAAAGTGTTGGACTTCTGCGGGTTCTTGATATATCTGAAATGATATATAATTATCTCTTTGATAACTCCGAACGCCTATTTTCGGGCATTTTTCAAGCATTTGTTCGTTACCTGTGTTTTACACATAAAACCCCGTCTTGTTTCCCGTTGTTTTATTATATCATAACTGCTCGAATTGTACATGCTCCGATTCTCCGGAGAGATAAAGGTCGCCGATTGTTCTGACTATCTTCTTTCCGTCCACAACATGAATCTCTTTCACGTAATATGACTGTCCTCTGATAGCACGACCGCAGATGTTCTCATTGCCCCACGCTGCGGAACGTCTGATATTGAGTGAGCCGTCGCAAATGACCGTCACTTTCATTTTTCCCTGCGGGATGATGACTTTGTCCTCCGGTTCGTCCTCTGCCTCCTGTGGCTCTGTATTTGCCCCATTCTCGCCCGTTTCCGGTTCAGACGGAGGATTTGTTGTCTCTGCATCGTTTGAGGCTGTTTCCTCGTCCTCTGCGTTCTCCTGCTGCCCTGCTACATTCTCGTCACTCTCGAATGTTGTCATTTTCTCAACGTTTTCTACATCGGCCGTTCCGATCTTGTTTCCATTTTCATCCCATACAACAAGGCTCTCGTCTTTTGCTGCTGCTTTCATTGCTCTCTCAAGGTTCTTGTACTCTCTGCAGTCACCTCTCTCGAAATTTGCTCCTTTACCCACGTAATACAACATAGTTATCCCTCCTGTAATATTTTGTTCACTTCGTTCTGAATAGCTTTTGCGTCATATCCTGCTGCGGTAAGGCGGTTTATCCTGTCATTGCCATTCCCCCATTTGCCACTTATGACTTCATGTGCCACGGAGGTTATAACCTTTGCAGCAGATATTTTTGAGGATTCTATCAGTTTGTTCACCATCTGCTGTACTTTGCTATAGTCATATCCTGCTGCGGTGAGGCGGTTCTTGCGATCTGTGCCATTTCCCCATTTGCCACTTATAACTTCCTTTGCTATTGTTGTGATTGACTTTTTAGTGGTTGGCTTGGCTGCTGATGATGTTGTTGTTTTAACCTTAGCACGTTTCTGCCATGTTGTCTTAGATATGTATGCCTTGTTGAGATCAAGATTGTTGTTGTATCCTGCAAGTCGACCGCTAGACGTATACTGTCTAATCGAACAGTCGTAGGCATTTTCGTTCCACGGATGTTTCTGGTAACCTGTAGGCTCAAAGTTTGCATACTGAGCTATCCATAAAGCATACCCGCTCTTTTTCACGCCCTCCATAGCACTCTTCTGTACGTAGATCAAAGGCTTGACGCCCGACTTTTTTTCAACATAACTGCACCACTTCAAGCACCATTCAAGATCGTTTTTTCCGAACTGTTCATTGTTCTGCCCCTCCCAGTCAAGCACAAGTATTCCCTTACCTATATATTTTTTTACATATGATAAGAAAAAATCAGCCTCTTTTTCTGGGTTACCACCATTCGCATAATGGTATACTCCCAACAGTCTTTTTTTCTTTAGAACAGTATTGCAATGCGTTGCAAAATATCTGTTCTTGTAGTTCGTTCCTTCCGTTGCCTTTACGATGCAAAAGTCATATGCTAACTTGTTGAGATCTATATTAGCGTCTCCCTGCCAAGCAGAAATATCTATACCGTTCATTGTATCAGCCTCCTTTTCTTAATTGCTTTTATTCTTAAATCTATCGTACAGTTCTTTTGTATTTTTCCATCCATACATAGCTATATAAGCCACTATGAATGCCGCAAGGAATGTAAGTGCGATATAATACCACTGGAATTTTATTGCCATAATAGCAACGTAGATTATTACTGCCGTAATGCAAACTATTATAGATATTGTTATAGTCCAGAGTTTTGTTGGTATTCTCTTTATGAGTGGTAACTCCTTGGTAAGTTCAACAATAATAGTTATTACAAATGCAAGTGCGCTTAAAACTCCTGTGATTGTTGTAGTGTTCTGTAAGTCAAACATTCTCGATTCCTCCTTTTATACTATATTTTGCATATTGTGATCGCTGCCTGTTCCCTGCCCTCCTGTTAGCAGTCGGAATTTCTTTCTCCGTCCAGTCTCTTGTGATAACTCTTGAGTGACTGTTCCACAGTGACAACACGCTCTCTCAACTGTTTCATTTCCTCACGGTTCTCTCTCGATTCCCGTTTGATGTCTTTGAGGTCGTCCGCAATGTTTTCAAGTTTCACCATCATCATTGTGTCGTTTGTTGCTCTCTGTTCCGCATCTTCCCGTGTGTCATTTTTTTCATTTCTCTGCTTTGAGCAGATACCGAAAAAAATCGCAAACGCAACTGATACTCCAGAGATCAGCAGGGAAATCTCAATCATCAACGGCGTTCTCCTTTCCGAACTCTGTCGCCTCGATGTCATCGGTGTCGCAATATCTCCTCATATGGTATTCGAGAACATTCATCTCCTCGTCTGTCTCTGCTACATCCTGTCGGAGTTCTGCCTTGACCGCCTCCTCGACTTTCGACTGTTCAATTATTGTTTGCTGTTTTTTCACGATTGCGGATAGTTTCTCCGTCACATCACACAATCGTGATATTATTTCAAGTGGACTCATTCTGCATCACCGCCGGAGTATTTCTCCCCTGTTATGTATTCATATTCCTCCGCTGAAATACTACCTCTTTCCACTCTCTCGTTGATCTGCTCCTTTGTGAGCATTTTTTTTATTATGTACATTCTTTTTAGGCTTTCAACAAGTATTCTCATTAAATCAGACCCTCCTCGATTAACTGTGCAGTGTATTCGTCAATGACCGTGTCTTTCTGGAACTGCGTCACAGATTTGACGATTCCAGATGTGTTCTCCTCGACGATAGACTTCATGAGTGTCATGTTCTCATATTCCTTGACTGTCATTTCTTTCTCGTCGTACTGCCATTCGGTCACTGTCTGCATCTTTCCGTCGCTGCCCTCAACCTCTCTTGTTACCTGTTCGATGTTCTTGCGCAGGTAAACCGTTGACGGCGACGATGTCCTGTCGACCTCCTCCGGCTTGTCCGGCTGTGTTCCTGTCACCTTTTTCCAGTCTGTCATGTTTCTCATTCTCCTTTCTGCTATGTTTTGAAACTATCCTCTTGAGTTTCTTGATATTGATTTTCGGTTTGATGTATTCAATGTAATAGTTGTATGTGTCCGTATGTTTAAATAATCCCATATACGACAACATCACCGATGCGTTATACCACGATATTTTATCTTGCTTTGAGATGTGATTCGCCTTACGTCTCGCACTCTCAATGTTTGATTTTCGGATGGTTGTCCGGTCATAGTGAAATTGGAATCCCATAAAATCAAGCATACGACCCTTTGTGACCTGCTTTCCGTTCTCGTCAAGCACCGATTTCCCATCTTTCATCACTGGATATTCAAATCTAAACACCTGCCAGTCACCTTTTATCTCAAGATCAAGGTTTTCGTTCAGATATGTTTCGATTGCCATGTGTGTTTTATGCAGTTTCTTTTTGCTCTTTCCCAGTATTACCATGTCGTCCATGTATCGCATGTAATGTTCCGCATGAAGTTTCTCCTTGATGTAGTGGTCAAGTGCTTTCAAGTAAAAATTGCCGAACCATTGTGATGTGAAATACCCCAACGGAACGCCTTTTCGCATCTCCTCAATAACTGCTTTTAGTTCCTCAAACTTTGCTCTTGTGATGCCGATTTCCCGCAAGACCTCCAACGCTCCGGAGGTGTCGTCAAATGCAATGCATCCGACAAGTGTTTTCGTCTGTTCTGCATTAATCTCAACACCTACATCCATCAAGCTCTTTGCTGTGACTGCTATTTTGTCATGTTCAATCAATATGCAAAGTAATCTATAAAACCGTTTATCCCGAATTACTGCTTTGAGTTTGCTCTTGAGGATTCTCCGGTTTATGGATTCAAAGAAATGGTGCACATCCATCTTGAGAACAAAAAACTTTTTCCCGTCGTATGAATCAAGCCATTTCCGCATGTACTTTTTCCCGTAATGAACGCCCCTGCCCGGTATACTCCCGCAGGAAAATTCATATAAGCCATTCATCACAATCGGTTTGAACCGGCCTATTGCACAATGGTGGACAACCTGCTCATATTTGTAGTTTGGTTTTAATATTCGACGTGTTTTCTTGCTGCTACTCTCATTGATAATACTCGGTTCATGATAGTCTGGAATGAACAATTCCTCATTCAGCATCTTTTTCAAGAGTTCCGTATGTTTATCAATGTTGCTCAATATCTCCTGCACATCATTTCTGTTCTTTTTCTTCTTTGATGCATCTAAAAAGCATTGCTTTATGTAGTCGTCTTTCAACATTGGTTCATATAGGTTGTTGTAACTTCTCATATAGTATTTTCTTATCTCCTATCGGTTTTTGTGCGAATGCTTACTCAACCGACCCTATATCCGGAATGATTTTCGCCCTGTGGCGTGGGATATAGGCTGCATTTGGTTAAACGCTCCGATATGAGAGGAAATTGGACGCACCGATGTTCCAGTTCGCATTGCCCGCAGAATTGTTCAAATTCAAGTAATCCGCACCGCAGTTCTCGCCATTGTTACAGTTACCGCCAACGAGGGCGACCGCAGGGAGCAGGAACACCGCCCGACACCGCACCCTATATCCCTATATTCATTTTTCTAAAGACGACCGCACCGCCTATCGGCGGGAATAGCGGAGGCGTTCCCCCTCCGTTCCTCCCCCCTGCTGCTTACGCAGCGATAGGCTGTTCTAAGAAAACGGACGCACCGACGTACCAGCGCGCACTGCCCGCAGAATTGCTCAAAACCAAGTAATCCGCACCGCAGCCCTCGCCACCGCTACAGCTACCGCCAACGAGGGCGACCGCAGTTATTTCGGCGTTCCACCAGAAGTAATCACATGTGTATGTGTTACTGCTGCCACCTGTCGAATTGACAATGCGTCCGAATCTGCTTGACTTCGTTCCTTTCTGCCAGCTGTTACCCGTTGCTGTGAATGTGATTCCGACATTTTCAAAGTCTTTTCCGGTCAGATTGTACGGAGGTGTCATCTTTGCAAGGATTTCTCCTCTGACCATCAAGAGGCCATTGATTCTATCCCAACGGTTGCCCCACCATTTTTCAATGTAGAATACTTTAACCTCATGGGTTGTGTCCTTATAACCGAAAAACTGTCCTTTGTCTGTCAATGTTCCGGTCGCAAGGTGTCCGTAGTTCTGTGATGCGTCGTTCACATATCCGCTTGTCTGCCCCTGTCCGAACGCTGTCTGTGAATTATCTGTCTTTGACATAATCTTGAGCATGCAATTCAACAGGTTTCTCTTGCTCCATGAGCCGATGTTCCAACCATCACCGTTTGCCTTTGCCCTTGTGATTTCTGTCGATGCGTTTGTGTTATACATAAGTGTCTGCCCTGCAAGAGATCGGATGCGTGTTCCATCGTATGAACCGCCGAACATCGGATAATAGAGTTTATCCGCATGTGAGCCGTCCTCCCTTACATACGCATCATCGTTGTACGATTCATCGTACTGGACGTTTGAAATAATCATGTATTCATAGTTTCCAACCTCAAACTGTGAGATCCAAATTTTACCCTTGTCACCGCTACCGTCGAATACACTCATTGCATTTCCTCCGTATGCAGTGTTTGCGACATCAGATGCCGTTGTTCCGTCCGCTTTCTTTGTGTGGTCGTTCGGGTCAAGTTTATAATCTTCTGTACCATCATATTTGACCATCGCCGGATAGTTGTTCTTTACGAAAAAGACATCTCCCCAGTCTCCAAAATCAAACGCTCCGGTTGAATAGTTCATTGCAGCAGGTGTCATTCCTACTGCATCAAAAAGGTATGTGCAGCGTGTCGCCGGATTGCTATCATTTTTATTGATTTTCAGTCCGTAACGCTTTACTCCTTTTACTCTTACATCCTCCCCGACTGCTGCCAAAATTGCGTTTGTATTCGCATATGTGCGGTCGAGAGTTTCTTTATCTGCTACTTTTGTGATAATGTCTCCGCTTGCCATGTGTTAAGCCTCCCTTACAACAATATTTCCATCGGTCATTCCTATCTCGCACGCTTTCCCTGTAACAGAATCAATCATGACATTCAGGCCAGCAGCCAAACCGTCGCATGCTTTTGCTGCCTGTTCTGCCTTGATCGCTGCTGATTCTGCTTTCTTGACCGCTGCATCCACTTTCGCCTCTGTCTCTGTCTGCGATTCCGCATCTCTTGCCTGTGACGCTAAAATATAGCCATAACCCGCCAGTCGGTAATACTCTTTGCCTTTTGTTGATGTCACTTTTGTCGTTTCGACCGTGACCTCCTCGCCATAAGATACTGAACCGCACACTCTCCCGTTTTCATCGGGTTCACTTCTGATTCTCAACACGCCTTTTGAAATCGGTGTCACTTTCTTGTAAGTCATGCTCAAGCCTCCCTTATCGTCAAAATCCCGTCTTCAATTGAAAGAACGCAGGTCTTTTTTGTTACTGTATCAACCATAGTGTTGAGACCGCCCACAATGCCATCACATGCCTTTGCTGCTGCGGTTGCGGATGCTGCTGCATCGTTCGCCGTCTGTGCTGCACCGTTCGCATTGTTGGTCGCCTCCGTCATGTTTTTGCTGAAATTGTTCACAGAGTTCATATATCCCTGTGTCAATTCAAGTATTTCCTCATAACGTGCATTATTGACGATAATCGGCAAATCAAAGAATTTGTTTTTACCATCTCCCTGTCTGACTAAATAATGACCGGATGCGTCAATCTCAACTCCGATTTCTCTTTCTTTGAGAATCAGAGTGTCCTCAACCGATTTCCAGTCTGCCGTTGTTCCGGTGCATGGTCTGATTGCTGCCATCTGTTCAACCTCCTTTGCCCGTGATTATGGAATATATCACACAATCACGTTTTTGTGTTTGTTTCGCCATTTGTTTCCAGTATCATGGAATTATAGTGCTAATTGTCGAGAAGTCGGCGTTCCTCCGTCGAAATCAACGCCCTCATTTGCCTTTCTGACCTGCGGTGTTGCTCCATCAATGAAAATCGGTGTCACGGTTCGTAGATATGGCGTTTCTCCATCGCAATCAAGATACATGCTCGCATATAACGCCTCGGCACGGTTGAAATAGTCCTGCACACTCTCAAGGATTTTCTCTGCGGACGCAAGCAAGGAATTTTGAATCGTGTTGTCAATATCCTTTTTATCCTGCTCGACCTGTTTCTTTGCTGCCTCAACTGTTGACTGCATCTGCGACACTTCCTGTCTGATCTGCGTTGCCGTGTTTAAAGTCGCCTCAAGCTGTTCTTGATTCTGCAACGCATTCTCTGCCCTGCCCGTGACCTCTTTGCAGTCCTTTGTCGCCTGTGAGGTTGCTGCGGTCGCATCCTCGGCGTTCTTGACCGCCTGTGAGGTGTCCTGCTGCCTCTGTTTTTCCTGTCGGATGCGGATGTTCTCATTTTCCTGTCTGGTCTTTTCCGCTGTTGCCCTTTCGTTTTCTGCCGTCACCCTTGCGTTTTCTGCCGTCACCCTCGATAATTCCGATTTTTGGACTGCTGCATCCGTATTGTCAATATTCTCAATATGCTCCTTGAGCCTGTTTTCAAGTTCTGTGAACTCGTTTGATGACAGGATTGCATTTTCATTTCTCTGTGACTTCTCAATTTCTATCGTGAACGATGCGGATGTGATAATCTGTGAATTATCGCTTGTCCGAATTTCGATGTCACAATACGCCGTTCCGGAGGCTGCAAGTGCTTGATTTGTCAGTTCGACCGTCACATCCGATCCAGAATATGTGCATGTGTTATACACATGTTTCCCATCTGGCTTTGTAATATTGATGACTGCTCTCGCCCCTGTCGGGATTGTGTACGGTTCGCCGTTATTAAGCAATTTTGCAATAATGAATCTGGTCGCCTTGTCTCCCTGCTTTGCAGATACTAAATACCTTTTCGTGTCTCCGGACATCTCAATATTGATGTTCGTCATCAATTTCGTCAACGCTGCCACGTTCTCACCTCCTCTCGGTGTTTATTACTTATTCTTTCTCACGTTCCACTGGTTCGGTTTTAAGAATTTTTTTTGCTGCCTTTTTTGCATTATCAAGTTCCTTGTTTTTCTCTGCCATAATTACATTGGTAGCGTTTATAATCTCTATCTTTGCCTCTCCCCTAACATCTGCTAATATGGATGTTAGTATTCCATCCATCATGCAAGGTTGTATATCATACATTTCTTGTATTTTCCCTATTGTGTTAAGAATTTCTCCCCTTGCACACTCGATTTTTATTGCAATTGGTATATTCGTATTTATCACCTACTTTTTTATTAAGTCGCTATACATGATAGTCGGAATCACTGCGTATGCTCCTATATTCATTCCCATGTATCTTGTCGCAGCACCTACCGAGAAAACGATCTTATTTCCTATGATTATTTCCATGCTTTTTTGTGAAACTCTAAAATGTCCATATGTGTTACTAGAAAAATCGTTTGATGCATCCCAACAAAAATCAAGTCCATCTTGCGCTATATATAATCCCGTGACATCTTCTTTGATTTTCGTTCTGTCCTTAGATGCAAAATTAACTCCTCGCAGTGTTGTTCCGGTAATGTTTTCCGCATCAACGCTGCCCGCTTTTATTTTTAGTGAATTGACATATTGCGTTGTGATTGTTGTCTTTGTTATTTCTGTTGCAGTGGATGCGTCTATAAGTTCCAAATCATTCTCAAGATCTCCTATTTTTTGGGGAATGTCATCTGACTTCGCAATTCCGCTATTTTCGGCCAAGTCCATAACCGTTATCGTTCCTGCCAGTTTTATTTTATTTGCCGATATTTTTACTTCTTCCGCAGACTGATTTATCTTTGAAATTATTTCATTTTCTCCGACTTTTTTTGAAACCTCTTGTGTTATCTCGTCCGCTGTCAGTTTTATCATCGTCTTTGTTTCAGCCTTATCACAATAACTTTCGAGTGTTTTTGCGACGCTTATTTCAATAGCAGTTTTTGAGGCGTTGATCTTGCTCTCCATTGTTTCTGTGTCAGAATAATTTTGCAAAATCTTTTTTGTTGTTTTATTAGAGATTGAGATTGCCTCCTCGGTAGCTGCTGCCGTCTCTTCTTTCTGAATTTCCGCAAATGTCTTTCTTGCATTAGAAATCTCGACAGTGTTCTTTTCCGGCTGCTCTGGATATTCCGTGATTTTGACAATCCTCTGTTTTTCTTTCGTTCGGGTTTTCTTTGACACAAGTGTGACCGTGTCTCCGATTCCATATGAAAGAATGTCTTTGTATTCCTCTGATGCTTTCGCAAGGTCGACCACCTCCGCAGTATATGCCTTATATGGTCGTGACATTTCCTCAATCTTTGCCGTCGCATCTTCAACTAGGCTTGTGGTGTTGGTGTATCGTTCATCTTTCCACACATATGCTTTGATTTTGGAACTGTATTGAAAGTTGTCGATGTAATCTTTTCCGATCAGCCATTCCGGAGTTATGCCATCCTTGCCTATCGGGTAAATTCTTGTATAAAAATCATAAGTGTCAGATTTTAGAGATATTTTCCGGAGGTTCAATCCCTCTATGAAATAACAGCCTCTGGCACTTCCTATTCTGTTATAAATATCTATTGTCTTTGTCAGCGAATGAATGATACACTCGCAACGGTATGTCGTGAGGCATTTTTGCAAAACATCCCATGCAGTTACACTCTCCTGCTCGTCAATAGTTCTTTTCTTTGTGACCGTGCATGCTCCGACGTGCCATCCTGTGCCCTCAAATGCAAACTCAAGGCACACTTGGATTGTCTGCTCGTCTGATTCAAACCCATACGGGAACACTGCCCCCTCTAATTCCTCCACATTAAGGACGGCGGTGTATCTGTTGAACTGTTCCCCTTTTTCAACCGCTTTGAGAACAAATTCGTCCGTTTTGGTTCGTATATAATATTCTTCTTTTAGCAAGTCAACCAACGCTCCCGACGCAGGATATTCAAACGTCAATTCCTTATCACCGGAATCCAGTGTCGTAGTGATTGCCCTATCCTTAAATCCGGACAGGATTCCGATTCTCCTTTTATCATCATCAAAAATCTGCAGCGCTTTCACCTCCTAGATCCACATCGGAGTGTATCTGATTGTCACTCTTGCGTTCGTGTCAGAGAATGTGAGTGCCGTTTCTCCCGCCCTCAATGTTGGAAACTCCCACAAATTAACCCTGTCAAATGCGTTCGCTCCGTCTATCGTCACAAGTCCTGTTTTTGCATTTATCACAACCGTTTTTTCTGCTGCAAGACTTTCAATAACGATATTCTCTCCCAGTCCGGTGATTGTGTAATTAGTCAAGGCGTTTTTTGCATATACCTCTACAACGCACGGAGCGTCTCTTGTACCAACTTTATAAAACGATGCAGAGGTTTTCCCATCAAATGTAATTGAGAGGTCGTCATCAACGAAAAAACCATCAAATTCCACATTTACAATATACCTCTGTTTCACATTCTTTTTTTCATAGTTATTCGATGTTATAAACCCGATGTATATTCCTTTGTAGCCGTCAAGTTCTAACCTACACGGCTTTGTGAAATTCATCATAAATTCTGACGCAGATCGAATAATGCTGCTCCTGTCCTTGCCCTTGAAATAGATTGACAAGTTTAAATGACCCATCTGAATATCTGTGTCAAACTCCGTCGGCAACGTTGCTCCCGACAACCATTCATAGTTATTTATGATTGAGGGAGGCTGCACATCGGCAGTCAACTGTTTTGCGTTATACACTCTGATGTCCGTTCCGTTTATCTTCATCGCCTTGTCTTACCTCCCTTTTCTTTTGTCTGTGACCATCTGTGCATCAACCCTTGACACAGTTCTGCTTGCCACCTCGTCTCCGTCGATATATGTATAATTTGTCACATACACAATATTTGATTTCTGTACTGCATCTAGTTTTTTGTCAAGAATGTTGTTCAATTTGTTGTAAAATTCTGCAAGTGGCAAGATTGCCTCGTCACCTGCCTCGCCCCCTACCATGAGGCTGTTGCCGTTGATCCCGAACACGGTTGGGTTCGTCATTATACCGCCGTATTTATACCACTCTATCGAAAACGATGGGAGTGAGCCTTTTCCTCCGATTCCGTAGGGTGCTTTTCCTCCGCTCACACTAATATGTGGCAGATTCAAGTGTGGTAATGACCATTTGAAATTGAACAGTCCTTTGATTTTTTCTAATATGCTCGATACCTTTGATTTGGCACTTTCTATTTTTTCAGAAAAGGCAGTCTTAATTCCCTCTAGGGCTGTCGATGCTGTCGATTTAGCACTTGCCAGTTTTGACGAAAAAGCCGACTTGATGCTGTCGAGTTTTCCTCCTGTCAACGTATTTGCTGCACCCATGAGGGAGTTCATCGAATCTTTTATTCCCGTGAAAGTTGCAGACACGACACCCTTTATTCCACCGCCTTTTTCGCTATATGCGGTTTTCATCCGGTCGAGTTTCGTTGAAATATTTGTCTTTGCAGTCTCCATGAGGGAGGTTGCTTTGTCTTTTATATTTCCAAAATCTGACGACCATTTTGACTTAATCTCTGAAACTTTTGTTGAAAATCCGGTCTTAATTTCATTCAGTTTATTTGATGCATTTGTTTTCCACTGTGTCATTTTATTAGTGACCGTGGTTTTCATGTTCTCCCAGCTTGTGGAAACATTGTTCTTTATATCTGAAATTTTTGTTGAAAAACTTGTCTTAATCTCATTCAGTTTGTTTGATGCATTTGTTTTCCACTGTGTCATTTTATTAGTGACCGTGGTTTTCATGTTCTCCCAACCCTCTGAGACATTCTTCTTGATTTCTGATGTTTTATTCGTAAATTTTTCTTTTAATTCAGAAAGTTTTCCTCCGGATAATTTATCAACAAATGATAATCCCGCAGAATAATATCCTTTTATCCCCTCCCATCCGGCAGCAACAACTCCTTTTATGCCTCCACCGTTTTCTTCATATGCGTTTTTCATATTTCCGAGTTTTTCTTTTGCCGTTCCAACTGCTGCCGACATCACTGTTGAGACTGTACTTTTTACTCCATTAAATACTTTTGATGCAGCCTGTCCGATCGTGCTGTTTTTTATATTGTTGCCTATTTCTTTGACCTTATTTGTGACTGCCTCCTTTGCTTTCGTGAATGCCCCCGTGATGGTCTCTTTGATTTTGTTGAACTTTTCCTTTATATTTCCCCATAATTCGGATAATTTTTCTTTGACCTTATCCCAATTTTTGTATAATGCAACACCTGCTGCAATCAGTCCGGCAATCAGTGTCACAATCAATATAATCGGACACAAGTTCATGACTGCATTGAGTGCCGTTTGTGCTACTGTCATTCCTCCGGTTGTTGCTGTGGCTGCTGTTGTAGCTGCCGTATGTGCTGCCGTGGCTGCTGTTCCTGCCGCATCTGCTGCAGTTCCTGCTGCCGTGGCTGCTGTCTTTGCCGTAATCTTTGCAATTATCTTTGCGGCTCCGGACACAAATTTCTGTCCGGTCGTTACCGTGTCGGAGATTCCCTTTGCCACTTTTCCGAATCCGATTGACAACGGGCCGATAGCAGCGACCACAAGACCGACTTTGAGAATTGTTTCTTGCTGTGCCGGGGAGAGCGACGTGAACCATTGTGTCAACTCTTGAATCTTTCCGGTCAATTTTTCAATCATAGGCGTTGCGGATGTCTGTGCTGTGGATGCCAGTGTTGACAACGCCAGTTTTGCGTTATTCATTGCAACCTTTGCATTGTCAATCGGGTCGAGTGTTCCGTTGTAGGTGTCCTCGACGGTCGAACCGTATTTCTCCATTGATGACGAAAGACTGGTGAGGTCAATTCTGTTCTCACGAATTGCCTTTGTCATTTCCGCAGCACCTTTTTTTCCGAACAATTCCGTTGCAATCCGCATCGCCTCGGTCTCTGTCTTTGCGTTTTTGATGCTGCCGATAGTATCCGACAACGCCTCGTTCATTGATTTTCCCTCTGATGTGGCGTTCTGTAATGCTTTTTTCAGACCCGCCATTGCTTGAGTTGAATCAACACCATTTGCGTCGAATTGAGCCATTAAATTGATTGCTTGAGGCAGCGACAACCCCATTTCTTTGAATTGTGCGTTGTTGTCGAGGACATATCCCTCTAATGTATCAACAGAGATTCCGGTTTCCTGTGCCTTTGCTGTGAGTAAACCTAACAAATTTCCCGTCTGTGATGCATCGACATTCCACGCTTTCATGATTTTGTCAACTTGGTCGACTGACTGTGTGACATTCGTTCCGTTGATTGATGCAAATTGTATGAACTGTTTTGAGGTCTTTTCAAGTTCCGTTCCTGTTGTGTGAAATCTTGTGTTGACCTCTCCGATTGCCTCCCCCACTGTTGACATGTCCTCCGGCATTGTGCCGAATACATTGTCTGCAGATTTTGTCAATCCCTTAAGTGCCTTTCCGGTTGCTCCTGTTTTGGTCACTATGGTGTCATAACCCTCGTCGAGTTCTGTGAACGCTTTTATTGATGCTGCACCGATGCCCGCAATTCCGACAGAGACAACCGACATTTTCTTTCCAAAACTCTCCATCTTTGTTCCTGCCGTATCGCAAGCAGTCGCAAATTTTTCAAGTTTATTGTCTTTCAACCGCTCATTAACATTTTTCAGTTCTGCCTCCATATTCATGAGGGCAGTCTTTGACTTTTCTGTCTTTGCTGTCTGATTTGCAAGAGCGGTCTCTGTCTTTCCGATTGCCGTATTATTCGCCTTGTACTCCTGTTCAAGTTTGTTGAGTTCCTCTTTCAAGGCTTTCGACTGCTCTGAGTTCTTTCCTGTCGCCTCTGTCGACTTAGCGTAAGCGTCCTTGGCAGCATCAATCTTTCCTTTGAGTTCCTCCTGCTTTGTTTTCTGTTCTGACAGTTTCTTTGTCAACTTTTCCTGTTGCTCACTGTTCAACTGTACAATACTTTTCTGTACCTTGATCTTCTGAGTGAGTGATTCGGCTTTTGCTTTGAGGCTGTCTGTTTCTGAACCGAACAACTTTGCTTTCGTTGCTGCCGTGGTATATTCCGCAGACAGAACTTTCATCTGTGCTGCTGCCGATTTCATTTGTGACTGGTAATCACTTGAATTTGCAGTAATTTTGACGCTTGTATAAGCCATTCGGCCGCCTCCTCTCCTACTGATTTTCGTTGATTGTGTCTAATTCAAAATGTAAGTATTCCAACAACGTGACAATGTTTTCTTTCATGCACTGACTGTATGAGTTTTTCAATAGTCGAATTGTAATTTTTACAACACGGTCGATAATCTCCCCGCAGACTTTCCATTGATTTTCCTCCGTTTCTTCCGGTTCATCCTCATAACCGTTTTCACGATCAAATTCATCAAATGCGGACTTTTCTTTTTCCACCTGTTCAACTTCGACAATGTTCAATAGTTTCTCTGTGATAATGTTCTGCATTACAAAATGTATAGTCTTTATTGTTGTTAGAAAGTCACTTGCATCAATCTCCCCGATCTCTGCGAGTGTCAATTTATTTTCAAATAGATCCTGTATTATCTTTTTGTTGAAAAACATTACTCCCGAAATTTGTTCCGTGCAGTTCTTCTCCATGAGACTGATGTATTTTTTGTACTGCTCAACCGTTATGGAATTGATAAAATATCTTTTTCCATGGCAAGTGACGTTTATTTCCGGTATCACTTGCCACTCTGAAAATTTTTCTCCATTCGCTCTATACGTTTTGTAAGTTCTTCCCCGATTTCTGCGTCAATTAACTGGAACTCAAGAATCAATCCCGCTGCATCCAGTCCGATCTCTGGGTTCTTTAATTCCTCAACAGTAAACTGATCTCCGTAGGCTTTGCAGACGAACATCGCCATTACTTCTATGTCCTGTCGTGTGTATCTCGGATGTGTGTCCATCTGCTCTGCAATATCGAGATATTCCGTATATGTATCAATTGACATTTTCGGCATTGTGAACTCTTTGTTGTTGATTGTGATTTTTCTTTTCATGTTTTATCCTCCTGTTATACATTCTTGTTAAGCTGCTGCGTCGTTCTTTTCCTGCACCTTTGAAAACCAGTTCTTGATTGCATCTGCTGCCTTTGTGTTCTCTTTCACAAGATTTGATTCATCGACTGAAATCTCATATGCGTTATCAAGATTTCTTTCATAGAACGATCCCTTGATGCTCTTTGTTGTCGGAGACAACTTGCCCTCCTTTGTGCTTGCCTCCTCACTGATTCCCTCCGCAAACTTTCCTGTATATAACCATCTGAAATCATACTTTCCGTTCAGTTTTCTCTCACGCCATCCAATAGCGACCTCCGGTGCTTTGTCGTCGGCTGTCTTAACGAGGAAGCCGTTCTCATATAACTGACCAAATAAAATCTGTCTGTCCTGTGGTGCAAGTGCATTGACCTCAAGTTCTACTTCTGTTCCCTCGTATGAGTTGATGACCTCCTCTGTTCCATCATCGGAATAAATCTTTTCAGAAGTCCATTTTTCATCAACTTTCGCTTTGATTGCTCTTGCCAGTTTCACCGGAGTTTCCGCAACATATCCCGTTGCATCGTTCTGTGTGATTTTTGCGATGTAGAAATCCCTACAACCGCATGTTCTACTTCTGACAATCTGCTGCACTGTTTCGCTTAACTGTGTTACTGTTTCGCTCATGTCTATTCCTCCATTTCATAAAATTTTGAAAATCTTTGTGCTTTCATATAGATTCCATCCTCGGGTTTGGAATCATCTCCGTTCCTGCCCTCAAACGAAAAATCTTTTTCTTTCATGAGTTTCTTGATTTCCCCCGCAAGTTCAACCTCGTCACTCTCCGAAAAAATCGTGACCTGCAATGACAGCGTCACTCCCTCCGCATCATCGTCCGAAAAGTTCTCGTCATTCTCTCCCAAATCCCACAAGGTCACATGTCTGTCATGGATGTTCTTGTCGTACCATCCTTGCATGACGGTGATTCCCCTGTCTGAAATCTGTTGCAACGCATCCGATGCGTCTTTTATGATGTCCGGATTGTTCACGCTATCACCTCATTTCATTGTGTTGTCTAAATAGGATTGATACTCCTGTTCTGCGATTTTTTGCAGTTCCGCATCTGCCTCTTGTCCTGTCGCATAGATAAATTCTTGAGGCGGTCTGTAAATAGTTCCCCAGTTAATGAATTTCACATAAAAGTGTTCGCTATTATCTGACTTTTCCCATCCTACATTTGCCGACGCTCTGGTATCTTTCACCTTAAGTGCTCCAAGTGGAACGCTGTCTGCTGCATGTGATGTGACTGATGATTTTGAGCCGAATCCTCGACCGCTCAACCTTATGTTCGCCGATTTTGGAATTTTCCCCGACATAATGCGTTTCACAACGGGTTCGCCCTGCTCAACAATCTTTTTGTTTACTGCTCGGATGTCCTCGTCGCTTGCTGCATCCTCAAACGCTTTTGCAAGTTGCTGCAATCCTTGAAATTCCATCTCAATTTTCATTGCATCCCTCCGGTGTCAGATTGTGACACTACGCTCCCGCTCTACATTTCAGCTGATATTTCCTGTCGTCTGTGAACATCGGAGACGCATCATATATCTTGAATTCAATACCTTTGTACACCGCATAGAACTCTTTTAAATTCAGTCGGATTTCTTCTATCTTGTCGCACGTTCGTGTCTCAAAAACGATTGTGTTTTCAAGTCCGGTCTGCAAAGCTGTGTATTTCTCGTTTGTTCCCAAACTCTTGACCTCGCACCAGCAGGAATAAAACTCCGTTTCCTCCTGCTGCCGTCTGCCATCAACAACGCTCGACACCTTGCGAATTATCTTGATTCTGCCTGTCACTCTGCTGTACCTCCGTATATTTCTTTCAAAAGCATTGAGGAGGCAGCAGAGGCGAGCAGTTTCGTGTCACTCCGGTATTTGTCACGGTTGTCGTAAAGTTCTTTTACGGATATAAATGTAAGCAACTTTTGACGGCTTGTGAGGCTGTACTGGTCGAAATTCGGAATCAATTCCGTCATTTCCTGCATCGTCACATCAAACATCAATTCAAGGATTTCCATGTCGTCGTCATAGTCGATGTGACAATATACCTTGCATGTGGTAATCAGACTGTCTCTGTATTTCTTTTTTTCTTCATCCGTCATATTTCTCACCTGTTTTCAATAGCAGGACGGATTCACCGCCCTGCTGTCTTGTTACCCGTTGACAACCTCTGTGATCTCACCCTTGATGACTGCATCCTTGTCAACTGCCTGTACGTCGAAACGATCACGAACCTTGAGACCTGTCATATCCTTATCCCATAACCCCGCACCTTTGTCATTGAGGTCGATTGTCAGAACATTTCTGTCAAAGAGTGTGATAGCCTCTTTTAAGTCGCCGCAAAAAACAGGATGCTTGTACCCATCAATTGTGTGACCATCGCTGTTCATAATCGGTGTAGACTTGAGCGTTTTCTTTGACAGTTTCACGATTCTGTATTCCCCGAAAAGCATCTTTCCCTTTGTCTGCTGTGTCGGGTCTTTCTGTAAGATATAGTTTCCGTCCTTGTCCTTTAACTTGTCGAGGTAGTTGAAACCGCTCTGATTCGTGATGACGATCGAGGATTCTGCAATTGCAGGATCTAACTGCTCATTGAAAATATCCTTGAGGCTGTCGAGGTTCTCCACTGTGACCTCTTTTCCCTTTGTCATTTCATTGAGTACCTTGAGAATCATTGCGTTACGGGTTGCCTTTGTCTTTTTTGCAATCCATTTGTTGATGTACGCCATGATGTTGGCTGCGGTGTCCTCAAGCAGCTCGGCAGTCATCTTGAGGATTCCTCCTTTTTTCTTTACCTTGTACTCAATCGGTAAAAATTCCGGCTCATCCATCTCTGGAAAATCCGCAGCCTCGTCCACATTGTCGAACGGTGTTGATTCTGCATCGACCTCAATGTTTCGTGTTCCGGTCTTTGTCACAACTCCCTCGACATTGACATACTGTTCAAGGTTATCAGATGAGCGACGCAGTTCGATGATGTCTGTTCGGATGTCCTCTGGAATGGTTACACCGATTCCAACCTCTCCCTCACTTCCTGCGGTTGTGTCTGATGTAAGGGCGTTCTTGTACACCTCGACATCTGCCTCGTCTGCCTCTCTGTGTAGGAATCCGGCTTTGACGATGTTGACGAACGCTTTCACGATATTCTTTTTATCAACCTTTTTCTCTCCTCCGACCTGTTTTGCAGTGCCTTTGTTGATCTTGTCCTCGATGCTGTCCTGCTCGTCCTCGTCCAGATCGTAAAGGAGGTCGAATCTATCCTGTAGCTCTTTGAGTTCCTCCTTTGCTACCTTTGCCTTGTCGAGTTTTCCGTCGTTTACAAGGCTCTTGACCTCATTTTTCTTGTCATTGATCTGTTTTAATAACTTCTGTAATTCCTTATTCATGACTTTCTGTCCTCCATTTCTTACATACCGTAAAGGTATAAATCGTCGAGAATCGTTCGCTTTTCTGCCTCGATTCTCTGTTCCTCTGCCTGTGCTGCTGCAATGTTTCTCTTTTCCAGTTCTGCAATCACCGCATCGACAATATTTTCTTTTTCAGTTCCTTTGAGTGCCTCCGGAATATTGTTGTATTTCTCAAAATAGTCGGATGCACACGCTGCGACCGCTGCCTTTTCTTCGATTTCGACGTTGAAATACTGCTGCATCTTCTTGCTGTCGAACCATGTCTCATTGCTCATGAGGCTCTGAATCTTGTCTCTTGTGACACCCTCCTGCACATGCTCCATGTAAACGTCAAGGATTGAATCCTCGCAGAGATTCAACTGCTTTATTACTGCCTTGAAATCGTCTGCATTACCGTATGCCATGCACAACGGTTTGTGAATCATCGCTTGTGCCCCTGTTGCGAAATGCAGTTCATCGCAAGCGAACATGATGACCGATGCGATGGATGCAGCCATTCCGTCGACATAGCCGACTTTGTGTCCGTCGTATCGTTTCAACTGATTATAGATTGCCAGTCCTGCAAATACGTCTCCACCTCCGGAATTGATATAAATATCAACATCCTCATAGCCATCTAACTGGTTGAGAAAATCTGCGATGTCCTGCGGGCATTTGTCCTCCTCGTACCACATGGATTCCCATGTTGCTGATACAATATCGCCGTAGAAATACAAGGAACATCTGCTCTGCTCCTCGTCCTGTTCTAAATCTAAATAGCCGACATTTTCGACTTTTCCGCTGCGTTTGTTCTTCTTTGTGAAATTAAAACGTCTCTTTGGCATGATTATTCACCTCCCTCCTGTTCGTCCTCGTCCTCTGCCTCGTCGGTTTCGTCCGGTTCTGTTGCTATGTCCGGCTGCTCTGCGTCCGGCTCTGTCTTTTCTTCCGGCTGCTCCGGGTCTTCGGTTTCGTCCGGTTCGGATTCGCCTTTCAAATATGCTGCTCCCGCCATAGTCAGCGGAACGATGCTGCCATTTGCAAGCAGGACATCGCCTCCCTCCGCATCTTCCATGTCGAGTTTACGTCTTGCCTCATTCGGTTTGATAATCATTCCCCCGACACCGTTTCTCAAATATTCCATCTGTGTTTTTGAATCGGTGCGGAACAATACCTTTTCGTTGAATTTGTAATAATACCCGTCGTCTGTATCTTCATCCGGCAGCATCTTGAAATTGATTTCCTCCTCATACTGCTTGATGATGAACAGTTCCGTGTCGACGTAAAATGATAACTGCTGCATCTCGCTGTTACTGTATGACGACTTTGAATAGTCGTTGATTTGATTCGGTTTTACTCCGAATGCTGCAGCTATTTGCAAGGCATTATATTTTTTAAGTTCAAAGAACTGTGAATCAGTCAGTTTGATGTCGAGAGGTGTGAGTTTCATCCCTAACGGAACTGGCAGGATTTTTCCCGTATTCTTTGCCCCACTGCCGAACTCCTCAAACGACTTGACGAGTGCTGTTTTCGCTTTTTCGTTCAGTTCTCCGGTATATTCAAGAGTTGCCTTTGCTGTCAGACCACTCTCATATAAGTTGTTCATGAACGCCTGTGATTCGGATGCACCTGCAACCGTGTCTCTCAATATTTGCTGCACTGGTAGTCCTGTGATTCCGTCAAAACTGAATGATGTTTTGAAATGCATGACCTCGTCTGTGCTGAACACATATTGACGACCGGATGTCGGGTCTGTGTAGACGTACCACAAGCGCCCTACTCCTGCGAATATTCCCGCATCGTCAACGACTATCTGCACACAATTCGACTGCATGACCCACAAATCAACGATTTTGATTTCACCACCGTATTTCTTACGGTCAAACTTCTTTCTCATGTACACATAGGCGTTTCCGTAATGGTTGCGGTTGATTTCAACCGTGTTCCAAAATGTTGTCGGTGTCATGAATGGATTCGGTCTTTTTGTGAGCAGCTTTGATGTGTCCGTCGCCTCTGCCTCAATGATTCCCTTGTCCGTTTTCTGATAATATTTGATAGGCATTTTCGCAAGGGTCTCCGACAGCATCTTGAGACATGTGAAGTATGTGACCTCTGATGTTGGTTTCCCTTTTCTTTTCAGTCCTATCCGCTCAAGGAATGACGGTGAGTTCAGTGTCACAATGCCTCCACTGTCCTGTGGTTCTTCTCTCCACCAATTTGAGATTTTCACTCCTAATCTCTGAAACGGATTCATTTATTTCTCACCGCCTTTCTTCATGTATTTTTCAAATTGCTCAAGCCATTCATTGACAGTTTCATTCACATCTGGACGGTATTCCTCTTTCATTGCGTGTTTCCATGCGTCGATGATAGCGTCAATCGGGTCGATTCTCTCTGTCGTGATGTCTTTGTCAATTTTTATTTCGCCGTAGTTGTTTGAAATGGTCTTTGCATTTGCGATAGACCATACAAGCAAGCCATCGGCAGGAACAACAATCTTGTTTCCCTCTTTTCCGACCTCTATTCCCTCGATTTCCACGTTACCCGCCAAAATCTCAAGTCTAAAATCAACCGTCGCATCGTTCAACTCTTTCGCTGTCTGTGTGACGGAGATTGAATCGAATCCCAACGCCTCAAGGTCTGACAGGAACGCCGATGCATTGTGCGGGTCATAACATATCAACTGCGGTTTGAGGTCGTATTCTTTCACCAAATCCTCAAGATATTTGATGATGTATTTGTAATCTGTCTTTATTCCTCCCAGTGTCTCGGTCACTGTCACAAGACTATTTTCAATCCATATGTCATAAGGCACTTTGTCGGTCTTGATGTGTTCATCCACCCTTGAGGACGGAATGAACGAATGTGTGTGTACAAAATATTTCTTTACTCCGTCAACCATGAACGGAATCACGATTGCGATTGATGTCAAGTCTCCTCCGGATGACAGGTCGACCCCGACATAACATTTTGATCCTCTGAAATTCTTAAGTGATTTCAGAACGGCACATGCTTTCCATGCTGCAATATCCTTGATATACAGTGAATTTGACCACTGCATCCACATGTTGAGCTGCTTGACAAGGAAATCTCTCAAGTCCTCACCGCCCATGTCACGGGCAGTGTGTGCAATCGGTATCAAATTTTCAAGTGCATCCCTGTCAAATTCAAGAATCGGGTTTGCTTTTATCCAATTCTTCGGCGTGTATCTGTCGTCACGCTCGTCCATCTGTGCGATATACACGAACTGGCTGTCGTTTTCAAAAACGCCCTTTAACAGATTGCAACAATATTCATACAATTTATAACAAGGTGATTTGAGGTCGAATCCTGCTGTCGTGATGACCGAAATCAGCGCCGATTTTAGTTTCTTTATGCCGCCCTCAAGCAGCTTGTACATCTGATTCGTCTTATGTGCGTGATATTCGTCTACTATTCCCAAATACGCACGGTGTCCGTCAAGCGACTTTGTATCGCCGGACAATGCTTTTATTTCAGAATGTGTCAACAAGCAGTCAATCGTGTGGTTATGGTCATGCACTTTGAACCATTCCGACAAATCCTCGTCAGAATTGATGAACTTTGCGACCTCGTCAAAGACAATATTCGCTTGCTCTTGCTTAGTGGCCGTACAAAAGATTTTTCCATACTTGTACCCGTCAAAATTTCCGTAATAGCATGCCAAAATACCGTTGATGAACGATTTTCCGTTCTGTCTGCCTAATTGCACATATGACGTTCTGAACCGTCTGTATGATTTTTCTTTTGTTCTCCACCCGTTTAGTGACCCTAAAATAAAGCACTGAAACGGATATGCAGTCACATGCTCGTTTTCTTCGCCCTCTGCAATGGTCAATTCCTCTGCAAAGTTGATGATTTCCTCTGACTTTTCAACATCGAAATAATATCTGTATAGTGCCGTTTTCGATTTCTCAATGTCGTCGAGGTGTCTTTGACACGCAAGCCGAACATATTCTCCGGCTGTTATCTTGCCCGAAACAACATCAAGGGCGTATTGTGTGCAGCGGTCTTGTGTTTCTCCTGCTTTTGCCATGCCTTAATTTGCATATTTCGCAAATTTGTTCTCCGGCTTTTGCTGCTGCGGTTTTGGTACGACCAGACGGCAGCGTGAGGAGACTGTCAATCCAAAGTCCGACGCTCCCTGCCTGCACTGTTTCATGCAGCGATCTTGTATTATCATGAGGCGTTCACGTTCACCGTTCACGGCCTGCCTTGTACCGACCTGCACACGTTCTTTTTCCCCCGTGTCTGGATTCGTTTTTGTCTCATATACCGGAACATCCTCCATTAACGGAGTTTTTCTGATTTGTTGTGTAATTTCTATGTACTGATCTTGAGCAATGAGTAACCTTGCCAGTGCATCGCAGTCAACATTTGCAATTAGCTTGATTTCAAGTAATTCTTTCGCAATCTTCCGGAACTTTTTCTTTTGCTCTGGTGTCAAATATGATGGAGGTTTCACTTTATCATTCGGTGCTACAACCTCGGCGTTTTTTCGTGCCTCAATTTCTGCTTTTGTGAGGTGCTTTCGCCCGTTCATAACAACCAGATCTGTGGGTTGTCTCTGTCCTGCCATGTAGCAACAAACCTCCTTTCCGTCAATGTTTCAGTAATTTTGTGTCACATTCTGACACCTCTTTCGGACATAGCTACTTACTGAAATTCCCGTGGGGAGTTTTCTCCAAACAAAATGGGGGGTGCGACTAGAAATGAATCGCACAAAACTTTTTTATATCCCCCTGCCTCTCGAAAGTGGTACTCAATCAGTGACCTCAACTGTTTCTGTGTTGCTCTCATGCTCGCTTTGCTCTGCTTATACAGAGCCGTGATTGTGTTGTGTGTCTTATGGTTGAGAGGTATGAGGTTGAACGGATTCAAGCGTTGTTCCCAGTCGTCCTCAAGTTCAACTATGTGGTGTACTGGTTCGCATGTGAGTAGTTCATTCTCGACATACAATGCATATATATCCACGTTGTCATAGACCTCGATGATACGCTCCCGCATTGCCCGCCATTCCTTTGACACATAGAACTCGGCTGCTCTCTTGTCTCGCCGTGTGTTGTTGTATATCATGTGTCTCGACTGCTGCCGTTGCTCACATTCCTCGCACATCTTCATTGACTGCGGAATCAACTTGCCACACCTGCATGATTTCAAAAGCATCTGTGTTCTCCTCTCTTTCTTGATTCTCCTGTCCTGTTATCCACAAGAGGCGGGCAGTTATGCACATTACTGTGTACACTTACCCGCATATAACAGGAGGGCAAACAAGCAAGAAAAAAGCGACTGCATATCTGCAATCGCTCGTTTCAACTGTTCACTCTATCATATTAACACTTTCATATCTTCTTTTGTTCACCCACTTTTTACCCCTGTTTTCACCCTATTTTCACCCTGTTTTCACTCCGTTTCTATCATTTTCAATTGCTTTTGCGCCAAATAGCTTGATTGATAGGCGTTGAATCATAACCTTACACCACTTTTTCGGTGAATTACGTCCGCAACCCGTCTCCCTTACTATATCCTCGTATGTCTTACCCTTGATATATACCGCCTCAAGTGCGTCATATTTGTACCCCTCGCCTGCTGCCTCCGCATCCTCCTTGAGCGATGCAAGAGCCTTTTTCAAGTGTTCAAACAGAATGACCGTCTCTGCACGGCACTCTCTGACCGATTGCAGAAACGCTCTCTCTGCTGATATGTTGTATTTGCTTATATTTGGCACTTGATAGGTCTCTGACACCGCCTCTTTGATGTATCGTTCCATTTCACGATAGTTTTCGAGATATAGCAAAGTTTTGTCAATGACTGTCTGCTCTTTTTCCTCTTTCATGTTTACTCCTCGCTTTCACCTTTCTTCGCATCGGTAGGCCGTGCATTTTACGCCAGTTATTCGTGTTTTTGCGGTTTTCCGCATCTCTCAAACTGCTCATTTTCAAAATTGCCGTTTTTACCTGTTGCAAAGTCGTTCCCATTTGCAAAACCGCCTCAACGAACGCCTCTGCTGTTGTTTCAATCTTGATTTCCGGTTCTCTCGGTTTTTCTGGTTTCGTGACATCCGGATTTACGGTCGCTTTGTCTGCTGCCGTCTCGATAATGTCCAAAATCTCTTTTTTCGATTTTCCCATCGCCCGAAATCTGTCAATTATGCCTTTTAAGATTCCCATATTATCACACCCCTCCTTTTCGCTTACATAAAAGGCAAATCACCGTCGACACCGTCCGGAATGTTCATGAATCCGTCTCCTGTGTCTGAATATCTGGCATTTTCTGCCTGTTCTCCTGCTGCTTTCTTGCTTTCTGCAAATTCCTGTTCCTCAATCACAACATCTGTCGTATATACCTTTTGACCGTCTCTGTTGGTGTATGAGCCTGTCTGAATCCTGCCAGTGACAGCGATTTTCGTTCCCTGTTTCAAATACTTCTCTGCAAATTCTCCATTTTTACCGAATGCAACGCATGATATGAAATCCGCTGACTGTTGCCCGTCTCTTGTGCCTCTGCGGTCAACTGCCAGTGTATAACGTGCCACGCACATGGATTCCTGTGAGCTGTTCTGCTGTGTATATTTAACATTCGGGTCTCTTGTGAGCCTACCCATCAATATGACTTTGTTCATTCTCTTTTTCCATCCTTTCTCGAATCAATCTCTCGTATAAACGCAAATCATCCGGCGGGATGTCGAGATTCCAGTCCCTCGCAAATTCTATCCCGCCGATGAACGCCTCTTTTTCTCTATCAGTCATTTTTCCACTGCATAACATATTCATTTTGCATTTTCTGCAATCTGACAAGTCCTTTTTTGAACTCAAGGTCATCGCCGTTCATGCAGACATCAAATATTTTCTCATAGTCAACAATGTGTGTCTTGATGAACTCTGCCTCTGCTGCCGTCCTGCTCTCGTTGATGAACATTCCTTTGATTGCCTCTTTTATCGTCTCACAATGAATCTGTTCCTCCTCTGTCGTTGGAGGTATGTTCGCAATCATATTTTTATAAGCTTTGTCGATTGCTGCTGCAATGAGTTCTCTCCAACCTTTGCCCTGTTCTCCAATCAACTGACACTCGATGTCCTCGAAACTGTTTCCCTGCCCTGCTGCCGTGATTCTGATGTCCTTTTTGCCTTTTGCTGCAATCAGAATCAAATCGTCATCGTATGCCTCCATGTAATAGTCAAATTTCGCATCAAAATTCGCATTCGGATTGATTATGATTTCTGGTTGACTGCTGCCCTCTGTCTGAATGCTCACGCCGATGTATTTTGCACCTGTCGCCTTTGCATTGATAAATATTGCTTTTAATTCGCTTTTGTTCATGCTGCTCCTCCATTCACTAGTCTATTGAGTAACTGTTCATACATGGTTTTGTATGTATCTCTTTCGGTCTGCAATCTGATTGTTTCCTCTGGCGATGCCGTGATTTCCGGCTTTGCATTTTTCTTTTCATTCAACGCCTCCTGCATCGCTTGAATCTTCTTGCGATAGAAGTCAATTTCCTCCTGCTGCTCTTTGATTGTCTCATTGTATTTCTTTGAGGTTTTCATGTTGCCGTCAAGCTGCAAGGAAATCATGAGAGCGATGTCGATGTTCTCCATTTCCTTGTCTGTACACTCCCCGATATACGTTCCGATGCGTTCTGTTGATACCGAATAGACCTGCTCACATAAAACAGTGCTGATTCTTCCTGTTGACCTCACTGTCGCATGCGTCGGGAGGTTTGTTTTCGGTTGCGTGGTCATATATACAACCTCAACGACATTGCTGTTCTCATTGTTCTTGTCGTTGCTAACCACTACCGCCGGACGGTCGGGGTGCTGTTCGCTCCCGTTGTAGGATGCCCCCCCTCTGCTGATATAGAACATTTCGCCTCTCTTGATGTTATTCATGTCATTTTCTCCAATTCTTCAAACTGTATTTGATGATATATGCAAGCTGCATCAAATACGGGTGTTTTTGTTTATAACTCATTACTCCTCACCGTCTTTCATGAGTTTGGTTGCCATGATACAATATCCGTCCTCAATTCCGGTGTAGTCCTCAAGGATATATGTCACAAGCACCTTGACCGTGCGTCCGGTGTTTTTTCCGTCTGCAAATTCCATCATTTCAAGGATGTCGCCTTTTTTGTACCCTCTGTCATTCTTTCGGAGTTCAAATGTCTTGATTCCGTTTGTCACATCATCAAAATATGACTTTGCAAGACGTATCTGATGCACTTTCCGTCCGGTCTCCTGCATTTCCGGCCGACTGCTGCCCGATGTACTTTTATTCATGTTTTACCTCCTGCACTCAACATTTTCATTGTCTGATATGAGCTTTCAGAGCAATAACACAATAACCATCCGTCAATCCACTACTTGTTATATCATCGTCTTTGTGCGTGATGCTCATATCTGCATTTTCTCCGGTTTCCTTTCCTGCTGAATAAACTACTAGTTTAACAACGTTTCCGACTTTGAAACCGTTATCTCTTAGTATCATGTACGGTTTTCCGTTTTCCTTTGTGTATTCCTCAAATCTATCTTTTGATACAATAATTCTCTTTATTTTTTCCTGCTCCGACATGATGTTTTGTATTTTTGCATCTCGTTCCATCTCACGGAGTTTTTTCCTTGTCTCACGGTCGATTGCATCCTGTTCCTCTGAATATCTCTGCTCGTCGGTCTTGTATGCCTCTGTACGGTTCTTGTACTGGTCGCATGAGGTACATGTTCCGGTTTTGACGTTGCAAGTCTCATATTCGGTGCAGGAATAGCAAATTGATGTAATTCCCTCCGGATGTGGTGTCTCGTAGTCGTCGCCCGCTCTTACTTCCGGCGGGTTCATGCCGATTTCTGTCTCTGTGTCGGATTTTGACACCCGCTGCCCTGCTGCCTTTTCTGCTTTCATGTCTTTCACATCTTTGTGTGTGAGTTCTCCAGTCTCCGTGAATTTTCCCAATGCCTCCCGCTGCTCGTCTGCTGTCATACCGCTCAATTCATACGCTGCAGAGAACGTAAGGCGTTCTTTTTTGAGTTCTTCCCTCCATTCCGGAATCAGATTGTTATTGACTGCCTCAATCTGTGCGATCTTTGTTTTGCTCACATGCAGCATTGCAGAAATTACATCCCTCAATCGTCCGGATTGCAGGTCATATCCCTTGATTTTCTTTCCCGCCACTTTCATGCGTTCGAGAGACGCCTTGAGACGTGTTTCCTCCTCGATCATGTCTGATATAGTCTTTGTACGGTATGCGTTAGCGATGATGATTTCAACCTGTTCCTCGTCATCATCCTGTGGTGTTGTCAATTTGCTAGTTGCAAGTTCAAAATCTTTATATCCCTTTGATACGAGGTACTTGAGAGCCTCCCAACGTCTTTCACCTGCAACGATTCTATATTCACCCTTTTCGCACGGCGCATATACAAGTTCAAGGTTTTGTTTTAGTCCAGACAGGAGAATGTCTCCTGCCAGTTCTTCAATGTCCTTGACACTGTAAAAATTCATAGTGTTCCGGTACATCTTGAAAATCGAAATGTCCTTTGTGCGGAATCTCGCTCTCGGAGATTCGTCAATTCCTGCTTTGCTGTTTTTGTTGAGTGCGTCTTTCACGCTGAATCCTGCTGCCATCTATTCATCCTCCTGTTATTACTCTGTAAGTTTCTGTTTTTTTGTCTCAGTACGTTCGACGTTGATTTCGCCTTTGCTGTTCTGTGAAATAGATGCTTTCACGCCTCCACGGAGGTTCAATGTGACCTTTGCCAGTCCTCCAGTGTAAATCTCCTCGACTGCTGCCTTGAGAATCTTCACAATTCCCTCTCCGCATCTCTTGTCCGGTGCTGCTGCCTCTCCGAACAGTGCAGCGACGTTCTGCATCGCCTTTTCTTTCCTCTGTTTCTCTTTCTGATACTCGACCGCCTCTGTGCAGTTGCATGTCATTGTTGCCTGTTCCTCTGCCTGTGGCTTTGTTAATTCCTTGTCGGTCTCGAACTGCACTATCTGACCGCAGAAACGACACTGTGCTGTTTTCATAATGTTTTCCATGCTTTTTCCTCTCTTTCCGATCTCATGCGACCTCATGCAAAATAATTTTTCTGAATATGCTCTCGAATATCGGAACGGCGATGCTGTTTCCTGCTTGGTCGTATAATGCTTTGTAATACTTGCCGTTTCTTTCCTGTACTGCTTTCGCCCTGTCAAAATCCTCGTCCGTGTACCCCATCAATCGCCAACACTCACGCTCGGTCAAATAACGATAGCGTCCACCGCCTCGGTCAATGACTTGTGCAGGTGTCCGGTCTTGTCTTGTTGTGATGGTATATGCACAATCTGTGATAACCGTTGCCCTGCGGATGCCTTTTTCTCCGATACACGCAAGGACGGACGGTTGCGTCACATCGTAGACATCCGGAACACTTGCATCATCCTCAAGAAATTCCTGCAAGTTTCGCATCGGTGTTCTTATAAGGTCATCGAACTCAAATCTTTCTCCATTCAGAACGGAAACCGTGAATACTCGCTCTCTTGCCTGTGGCAATCCGAACTCTCTTGCATCCAATACCTCGAAATTATTCGTATATCCTAACCGCTCCATTTCAACCATGTATCTGTCAAAATTCGGTCTCATGTACTTCGATTTCACATTCTTCACATTTTCCCATATTACATAACGAGGTCGCCATTCGCCCATGTTCTCAATGATATGTATTGTCTCCCACATGAGGGAGGAACGTGTTCCGCTCCCCTCGTCTGAACCTTTTCCTCTGTTGATTCTGCCCTCGCCTGTGGCTTTTCCTTGATGCCCTGCAATGCTCATATCTTGGCAGGGCGAACCGTGAATCAGAATGTCCGGTTTCAGATTCCATCCGACAACCGTTTGTGTTTTATATGCCAATTCCTCACGGAACATTGAATTGTACGAACGCACCGCCTTTTCATTGATTTCCACATAGTCGATTGCTTTCGTTGGAATGTTCAAATTTCTCAAGGCACATCGAGGCGACCCAATCCCTCCGAACAGTTCAAGGATTTGTATTGTCTCGCTCATGTCCTGCTGCCTCCTCTCTTTTTGCAAGTTCTTCTTTTGCCAGTTTTATGAAATCTTTCAAATCTTCCAGTCTGCGGTTGTACTTCTCAAACGCTTTCCGTGCATTGTCATACTGCCATTTAAGAAAAAGCCATTGTGTTGTTCCCTCTTTTTCTTTCAATTCTTTTTCTGCCTTTTCGATGGCCTCTTTCAACTCTCCGCTATACTTGAATGTTATTCCGTTCTTTTTATGCAACGCTCTCATTCCTGCCATGTCTACCCCTCCATTTCCTTGAGTAACTCATGTACAACGCATCTGTAATCTTGAGACACAATCCCACGCTTTGAAAATTTCGGGAGTGGTATCATTGCCGTTGTAGATTTCTCTGCGATGATAGAACGACGAATCGGTGTGACAAACATGTCAAATCCGGATTCTGCTTTCAACCACTCCTCAACCTCAAGAGATGTCTTGTTTTTCTGTCGCATTGTCATGAGTGCTTTGATTCTCAGATTTGGATTGATGTCTTTCAAGTCCTCAATCTGCTCCTCAAGGTTCTGTAATGCCTCGATTTCATATCCCCCGACCTTTACCGGAGCAATAATGAGTTCTGCTGCAATCAGAATGTTAATGACTACCATGTCAAGCAATCGCCCGCAGTCACAAACACAATAATCATATGCACCGGAGACCTCCTCCAACGCCTCACGCAATCGTGTGACTTGATTGTCCTCTGACTTGAGTAGCAAATTCATGTCCGTTTTCATGAGATAGCCATTCGCCGGAATGATGTCAACGTGTGAATAATCTGTCGGGCGAATCAAGTCGCCTGTTTTATATGTACCTCCGACACACTCATGTTTCTCAAGCAGTTCACTCATGCCGATTCCGTCCGGTTCGTATACTCCGAACGTCTTTGATGTATCTCCCTGCGGGTCTCCATCTAACACAAGCACTCTCTTTCCCTGTTCCTCGCCTAACATGTAGGCGATTGAATCGGATGTCGTCGTTTTTCCGATTCCTCCCTTTGGTGACATCACCGCAATAATTCTCATGCTGATTCCTCCTGTTGTTTTGTCGCTATAGATAGATTGTGTAATATAGTTTCATCTGCAAGTCCGAAAACTCATAATCCGGTGTTTTATCCGGTTCGAGAGGCGATGTGAGATTCAATTCTCTCCATCTCTTGTGTCTTATTTCTGGAATCACTCTGAATTTTACAACCTTGTCGTTTTTGTATTTTTCGTATATTGTGCATTCACGGTGTCCGATTTTTGGTGCAAATAACGCAAGGAATCCCACAAATATATCTTCACCGTCTTTTATAATGCGTATCACATCCGCACTCTCTAATGTGTCAATCAATTCCTCAAGTTTCATCGCTTGCCTCCATTGATTTTTCCATCCTTGAGGATGCTGTTGTTTGGAATACTCATTGTTGTGTTCCTCAATATTTCTCTGTTTTTTAATGGTATGATAATTTCACTATCTCCCATTTTGTGATTCATCAATTTGCAGTATTCCTCGATAACCTCGACCGCCTCTGCTGCCGAGTAGCATGTTGCAACAAAATGTCCTGCATCTGCCATGTCTGCAAGAAACTCTTTTTGTGTTTCCTGCTGTCTGTTGTTGCCGTATTTCATTTCGATAAATAATCCGCAATATATCCCCCTCGGAAACGGGAGACATAGATCGGAAACCCCCGCTTTAACGCCCATCTGTTTAAATTTGATTGCCTCTGCTCTGTTCCTGCTGCCACCATTCGGCACATGAAACAACCACCTCAATTCCGGGTAACGCCCTATGTTCCAGTTCGCCCACTGCATGACGTTGATTTGCTCCGTGTCCTCACATCTCATTGCATTTTTCATATTCATTTATATTCGCCTCCTTTTTCTCATGCGTGCATGTATGTAAAACATGCAATTAAAGTCGTTGTAATATACATTTGCGTCCGTGAAATTCATATCCGGATACCAAGTTTTTAAAATTTCCGGAATCGAATCTCTGTCTTTGACCATCCTATCAACGAACAAACCTATTTTCTTGTAGCTGCCCCCTGCTGCTGGTCGTTTTGAATGAACAACCTTGATTCGTGGATCTCTAAGGCCTTGTGAACTGTTCCATCTTTTTTCCGAATGAACACGGTTCTTTTCTGCAACTATATAGTTCGCCATACCTGACAAACCATTTTCATCAGTCTGTAAACGTCGAACTTCATTTCTGCTCGATTGTTTCCAACAAGATTCAACCGTCTCCATGTCCAACGCACCATCCATGACAATGTGATGATGCCATCTGATTTCCGCATCCGGATTGTATGCGGTCACATAGACATATTTTGCGTTCGGGAGTCCCCTCTTTTTCCTCTGATAGTTGATGCGTCGGATGTACTTTTGTACATTCTTGATTGCTGCATCAACATCCCCATCCGGTGGGAGGTGTGCGTCGTCATAAGTCAATGTCATCCATATGTCATGATCGCTGAAATTCTCATTGATTAATCTCTCAACATACTTTCTTGCATTTTTATCATTCAGATTCTTTTGAGCCTTGTTGTTGTCTTTCTTGACGGTTCTCCCATCTGGGGGTACTTCATCCATGCTCCGAAACTGTGGATATATCTCAACCTCGAACTGATCTCCTGCGGTTATCTCTTTGAGTGCATATATCACTTTCTTTCGATGTTGGAACAGGTTCTCAATGAACCATTCATGCATGTCCTCCATCGCTTTGTTATATGCTGCCTCATAATCATACGGGATATATTGCATCCCTCTTTTTCTTGCCATCTGACACAATCCTCCTGTTATGTTTTCGTAGACTTGTTATTATCTATTACAAGGACGATAAAAGTTCCGAAAACCCTTGATTTTATAGACCTTTTCGGTCTCTTTTCAAGTTGCTTTTTTGTGTCAGATTTGCTATAATATTTCTAGTGAATTTCAAGTCTGACACGACTTGCACCGGACATCTGCTCGCAACGGATGTCCTTTTTCTTTACTCAAAATCATAGTCGAATATTCTCTCGTCTCCGGAGAGAACAATGTCTCCGTGTTTTATGTATGCCTTGCATTTGAAAAATGTCTCTGAATGGTCGTGTGATTCCTCAACCTCCTTTTCATCAAGTTCCAACTCAATGACGCTCATTTGTCTCATTCCTCTAATCACAAGAAACTTGCAAGCGTCAATCGGGTCTTTGCACATATAGACAACGCCATCCCACGACTTTTTGAGAACGCCCTCGGCGTATATCTTCATCATTGTTTCTTTTGGTGCTGCATGATAAAATCTCATTTTCTCACTCCTTTGCTGTTGTCTTTTATACGGTCGCAACCGCAAGTTCTCTTTTCTTGTCGCATCTTCCTCCTCTGCTCTTATCACAAGGACGACCACTGCAATGGTTGTCCTTTTTCTTTGCTCTCATGCTCCTGCTATGTACTGCCCCGCCGTTATGACGGGGCGTTTTCATTAAACGGCTGCAACCGCCTCTTTCTGTTCCCATCTGCGACGCTCCTCTGCTTTTCCTGCTGCCTTACCCTCGGCATACGCAGACATCACCATAATGGTCATTGACTTTCCCTCAAGGTCGTCAATATTCATGAATTTTTCTGCCATGCTCTCAATCACTGCCTTTTTCTCGTTTCTCGTCATTTTTCAACACCTCCTCGGATTCTCTCAATCTCTTTTTCTATGTTCTTTCCGGAATAATCTGCAAGCAGTTTTTCCGAAATGTGATACGTCCAAATTGAGGACATCTGCACCGCCGTTCCTATCGGGAGTTTTCCCTGCTGCATTGCTACCCTCACGAATTGCGGTGACACATTGAGGATTGCTGCTGCCTCTGTCGGCAATATTCGTCCTATATCCATCCTGTTTCCTCCTGTCGGTGGTTCTCTCGGTCTTTTCATCCCGTCCACCTCTTTTCCGGCAATGTATACCGTGTTGATGCTTTTCACATTAAAAATCATCGAAAACCTGTTGACCATCCACGCACTTTCTAGCAGGTGCGACCGCTGCCATGTTTCCCACGGTATCGCTGAACGATGTCTTTCGGCTTGCCATCGTCAGAGTGTCGGTTGCCATCCGGACACTGACGGGGCGACTGCTGCCCCGTTTCGGCTTTAATAATTCAGTTCAATCGGCTTTTTCTTTTCGTCGATGCAATCCTCATAATCGAAATCAAACCATGTGTCTAAATTCAAATCGTGTCCGTCTTTTGCCAGTCTCTCAAAATCTTTTTCCTCAAGTGGCTTGATGATGTATTTCCCTGTTTTGATGTCAATGTCTACCAATTCAACATATTTGATGTGGTAATAGCATCTGTTCGGTGTCTTTCTGTAACCGCTCTTGTCTCTTACGACCATTCGTTTGATGTCTTTTTTCCTTTCCGGCTGTGGGATGCTCTTGAGCATTGTTCTGATGCTCTTTACAAATTCCGCTTTTTCAAGGTTGCTACTCATATATAATGTTTCAATCGCTCTGTACTGTTCGTTTGTTACTGCTCTACCTGCAAGGTTTTCAAATTCAGATTTCATCATTGTTTTGTACCTCCTGTGTTCTTTGTAAGAACAGTATAATTCCTTGAAAGAACAATGTCAACTCTTTTTTGTTCTTTGAAAGAACTTTTTTATTGATTTTTGTCTCTTTCGGTGTTATGCTTTAGAAAATAGAGGAGGTGATTTCACATGACACAAGGCGAACGAATCAGAGAAGTACGAAAAGCACTCGGTCTCACCCTTGAAAAATTCGGTGAGAAAATAGGAATGAAAAAGAACTCTGTCAGTCAAATTGAAAACGGAAAAAACTCCGTTACTGAACAGGTTATAAAATCAATCTGCCGTGAATTTAATGTTGATTATATATGGTTGACTACTGGTGACGGTGAGATGTTCGTTGATACTGACGACGATTTCATCGAAAGAATCGACCGCATCATGGTAGGTGAGGACGATGCCCGCAAGAATCTTTTCAAGGCACTACTTGAGGCAAGCGACGAGGACATCGCAGCATTTCAAAGAATCATAGATTTATTTGCATCAAAAAAAGACTGACAGTCTTTCAACTGCCAGTCTCATGGGTGTAGAGATACAACACGAATTTGTATATCCTCTTGAGGATGCGTTCGCTGTGTATCTTTCCGACTATTTCGACAATAGCCTCTTTGTAATTCAAGGGAGACACCACCCCCTTTCCGAATTGCATTGTATCATATATTTCCATGATTGTGGAAATATCGAGGTTGATTTCCATAATCATGGAAATCGTTCCTCCTGCTGCCGGAATCCCGCTGCATTATGGTACAATTATTTGTATTCGGATTCAAACAGGTCGGTGATGTTCACGCCTAATGCAATCGCTATCATTTCAAGTTGAAACAATGTCGGTGACACCTTACCGTTTTCGATGTTGTTTATCGTAGATTTTCCGATTCCGGATTTCTTCGATAACTCCATCAATGTGAACCCTTTTGAGGTTCTCACTTCCCACACAAGGATTTTCATTCTGCTCACCTCCTCTCTTGAGGAAAGTTTACAGAATGTTGATTTTATAGAAATGGAGGTGTGTTCATGAAATACGGTGTCAGAAAGCCAAACATTAAGAAAAGCATCAAGGCAAGAACAACAGGAAAAGTCGAACGGCAGGTCAAAAAGGCGGTCAATCCCCTTTATGGTAAAAAGGGAATGGGAATCGTCAACGACCCGAAAAAGGCAGCATATAACGCAGTGTATAACAGAACTACCGTCGGCGTGTCCGACATCGCAAAAGGATTGACGGCTGCAAACGGAAATCCTGCTGCATCCAGTTCCACAAATGCACCGCAGAAAAAGGAATACTCTGCAAATACATACAGTGTTTGCGGAATCCTCATGATTGTTCTCGGTGCTGTCCTTGCACTTTTAGGATTGATTCTATTGCTTGCTGTTCCGGTTGCCGGAATAATTGCTGTTGTGTTCGGTGTCGCATGTGTTGTCATCGGTCGCAAGTATAGAAAAGTCGCAAAAGAACGCCGTGCAAATGAATAATGCACAATAAAAAAGACGACCCACACTGCAATGTGAATCGCCTTTGTGAAACCTCCGTCTCATGCTCCTGCAAAAAGCACCGACAGAATGTTCCTGCAAACACCATTCTATCATAAAACCGTGCTTTTTGCATTGGTTTTATTTTTTATACTCTTTTTTAGGATGGTGATTTTATGAAACTACCGAACGGATTCGGAACGGTTTACAAATTATCGGGAAATCGCCGGAATCCTTATGTTGCCAAAAAGACAAAAGGATGGGAAATCGACCCGAAAACAGGTAAATCAAAACAATTATATACGGTCGTCGGATATTACCCGACCCGTAAAGAGCATTGACCGCACTTGCGGAGTTCAATGCAAATCCTTATGATGTGGATGCTGCAAAAGTCACATTCGAGGATGTATATGAGCGATGGTCTGATGAACATTTTCCGACCGTCAGTGATTCCAACGTCAAGGGTTATCGTGCAGCATGGGCGTTGTGTGATAAACTTGCACGGATGCGGTTTGTCGATGTCAAACTCGACCACCTGCAAATGATTGTCGATGAATCCGGCAAAAATTATCCAACACTCCGGAAATTGAAAGTCCTGCTCGGTCTGATGTATAAATACGCCGTGATTCATGAGATTATCCCAAAAGAACGGAATCTCGTTGAATACCTCGACATCAAAAAGGCAGGAAACCCGAACGCATACAACCGGAAACCTTTTTCAAAAACAGAGGTCAAAAAGATATGGGATGTCAAGGATTCAAATATATATTATACTGTCATCCTCATGCTGATATATACCGGATGCAGAATCGGCGAACTCCTCGACCTCAAGAAAGAAAATGTGAACCTTGAGGAAAGATATTTCAAGATTGTCGCCTCGAAAACTGCTGCCGGAATCCGTACCGCTCCAATCTCTGAAAAGGTTTATCCGTTCTTTGAATACTGGTACAACCTCAATGATTGTGAATATCTCCTCTCTACTCCGGAGGGTGAACATTTCAAATACCGGAATTATTATGATTCGTACTGGTCGCCACTTATTGAGACCCTCGGAATGAAACACCGTCCTCACGATACCCGTCACACATGTATTTCCATGTTGACGGTTGCCGGAGTGTCAGACAAGGTCATCAAGAAAATTGTCGGTCATAAAGGGCAGGGCGTGACAGAGGTCGTATATACACATTTTGAAATCGAGGAACTGATTGACGCTATCAACAAAATATAG